CGTTTTCTCTTTCCACTGCTAATAAACGTTCGTGGTAACGACTCACCTTATCAGCAAGGGTAGCTATAGCCTTCAATACTTCTTGATTTTCCATAATATCTCCTTGATTTATAATTTTTGGGTGAGATCTAATTTAAACATGTGTACAGAATATATCAAGTAATCTTTTTTAAATTGTTTTCTTGACAGAAAATTTGTGTTATGAAAGTGATAGAAAAAAGAATGAAAGCACAAACAAATGTCTTTGGTAGAATGGTTAAAAGATATGATATGCCTTTGGAGGCTATTGACGATTTAAATTATAAATATGAAGAGCATAAAAAAAATCTTGATTCTTTTGGTCCAAGATTAGCAGGAAGATTAGATTCTGAACTTGAGTTTACACATCATATTGGTAAAACCAAAATATCTAAAAACATAGTTGATTGTATGAATGATTACATTGAAACACTAGAAAAAATAAATTTATATAAGGGAACTAAAGAATTAGAAATTTTAAGTTGTTGGATAAATGATATGAAAGAAGGAGAATATAATCCTCCTCACACTCATCATGATAATACTGGTTGGTCTAGTGTAATGTTTTTAAAAGTACCAGAATTTATTAATGATGTAAAAGATCCACATAAATTTAGAGACGGACAATTAGGTTTTACATCCGTTGATGGTACAAATATGACTTGGATGGAACCTGAAGTAGGACATTTTTATATATTTGAAGCATGTCATCAACATTGTGTTATGCCATTTAAAACCAAGATAAAAGGAAAAATTAGAAGATCAATGTCTTTTAATTTTATAGAACGTGTTAAATAAAAAAATTACATTTTGCGCAACTAATAAAGATATGATTGATGTATGGCCACATCCTCAACCAGCGTCAAGATTTATTCCTGATGAATATAAAAAATTAGAAAGACATGTTGAAGGTAATATTCATGATCCAACATTAAAAACATGTATACCTTTTTTAGACTCAATGACCGCTGGTTATATTATACCTTTTGATCAAGATTATGTAGTAGACCCTATTGAAGATGATTTTTCTGTAACTCCAGCAAGTAGAAAAGAAGAGGATTTTGGTTTTCATAATCAAACACAATTACCTTCTTCTTGGAAAAAAGTAGCAGGTAAACATGCAGGTAAATTTCATAATAAATGGTTAATTAAAACACCTCCAGGGTATAGCTGTTTATTTATTAAACCTATGAATAGATTAGAACCTAGATTTGAAATAATAGCAGGGATAGTGGATACTGACACATATATAAATACAATTAACTTTCCTTTTATTTTACACAAAAGAAATGAACAGTTTATAATAAATAAAGGTGAACCTATGGTTCAAGTAATTCCTTTTAAAAGAGAATCTTGGAAAATATGGTCTGGTTTCTATATGGAAAAACTTCACGCAAAAACATTGAATATATTAAATAGTGTGTGGATTGATAAATATAAAAAAATGTTTTGGAAGAAAAAAAGTTTTAAATAATTACGAATAATGAGGGTCGTAATGAGGCCAATCTTTTACATTTGAAGTTCCATTATCTATATCATCTTTCATAACAACTTGTTGATCGGCTTGTGCTTGCTCTATTTGACCTTTTCTTGTTTCTGCCCATGTTAATAAACCAGCAATGGTAGTTGATCCTACAGCATCACTTGTAGCAGATAAGGTAGTATTACTTGTCATGTTGCCAGTAGCAGGATCTTTATTTTGTATTTCATTCTGCCCTGTTAAGCTATTCCAAATAACTGCGTGAATGGTGTTTGGACACCAAGCATCTACCCAATTTTTACCTTTATCAGCCCATTCAATACCAAAGTCATTATCAATTAAAATTCTATCTCCGTTTAATATTACTATTTGTGTTGCCATTAATATCTCCTAATGCTTTATAATATAGTTAACCACCACAAAAGGTGAAAATGAATTTGTCCCTGCGGCTGTAACAGTTCCTGTTAAACTTGTTGTAATATTACCTGATAAAGTTCCTGATAAAGTATGAGAGTGATTGTGTCCAGTTCCTGAACCAGCGTTTGCTGCGAGGTCAGCATTATTACCATCATTTTGTATAATTTGACGACCAATTGCTACAGCGCTTCCACCACCAGCACCCCTTACATAGTTACTAGCAGCAGTGTGCGTGTGACTTGCAAGTTGAGCAGTTGTTAATGATGTATTAGAAATAGATCCTGTTACACTAACAGTTTGATTTGTTGCATTTGTTGCAGCTTGGTTGTTTGTAACAGCAACTGTAACTGTATTTGCTCCACCAGTGCCTGCTAAATTATATGTGTTACCATCATAACCTTGTGGCAGTTTACCTTGTAATTGAGGAACTGCAAAAGTTGTTGATCCATCACCAGCACCATATGTAGTGCCAATTACAGCGAATAAATCTGCGTAAGTTGATCTTGATATTGCTGCACCATTACACAAAACATAACCGTCTGGAGCTGTTGTTTTAGTCCAAGGCTTAATTGCGCCTACTTCACTTCTGTTTACTATATCTTGTAAGTTAGCCATTAGTCGTTATATTTCAACCTCCATCCATTGTCACTATTTACATAAACAAGCGCAATGCCCGCACCATCAGTGCTTATTGTTAAATCTGACGTAGCTCCCTGAATCTTTTCAGAGTTACGTGCAACTGTACAATTGTTTGTACCAAAAGTTCCTTCTGCGTCAATAATTTTTACTTGATTGCCAATTGAAGGAGAAGAAGGTAAAGTTATTTGTACTGCACCACCAGATGTATCAACAAAAAGATTGTCGCCATCAGATGCTGTATAATTACCAGTTTTAATTGCCCAAGCTTCACCTAAACCAGCTAATGAAAAAATATCATACCAGTTAGTTCCGTCAGTAGCTAATAATCTATATTTACCGTTAGTTACAGTAACAGTGTTTCCTGTAGCACCTAGTCTTGCAGATATATCTGCGCCACCAGAAATGTTATTATAAATTCCCATTGTTTTTTGAGTAGCAGGGAATTGAATTGTATGAGTAGTAGAAACTGTTCCTGTAAAAATTAATTGATTTTGTCTAGCTTCGTTGTTTGCCTGAGTTTGAGGACCATCGCCGTTTGATAGCGTTGTTGAAGTTCCTGTAGTAATTGCTTTAGAATAAACACCAGCAATAGCAAACTCAAAAACTTGAGAGAAATTGTTGTTCGTAATAGTACCCCAAGTACCTGAATTTTCTCCTGTAGTTTGTAGCTCTATTCGTAAGCCAGTTGAATAAGTTGAACTCATTTAATCTCCTAATAAAGTTTTAATTATTATTTTAAAGTTTGTCAAAACTTTTATGCGGCTTGGTGAACTTCTGTCCAACTTATATCCGAGTTAGAATCATCTACAACGGACCAAAAAGTCCCTTGTAAAGTTCCAGCTGTAATTGTAGCAGAAACGCCAGTTAATGTAAAGCTTACATCTGTCCTAATACTTACCGTTCCAGTGCTTGATGTAACGGAAACACTAGGAGCTTCATAGCTTGTTTCTTGCGTTTCATCTCCTAGAGAAAGTGTTGTTCCAAGACCAGTAACAAATACGGATGTAAGCACAGTTCCCGTTGCAGAAGTCATTGCATTTCCACTTGCGTCTACAACGTGTTCTGGATCAGCTTCTGCTGTTCCTACAGAAATATCAAGTTTAGGTTCACTTGCAGCGACAACAGTTACCTGTGAGTCACCTGATATTGAAAAAGTTCCTATTGATGAAGTTGTTGCAACTCCAGTTACAGATATGTTTTGATCTGTTGCTACTGTCTCTGTCCCTAAAGAAACACTAAGTGCTTGACCTGTTAATGCTTGAGATAAACCTACTGCACCCCATTGTTGATTGCCCCATCCAATAGAACTACCTGTATTGATGTCAGTATCACGGTTCCAACCAGTTGTTTTTGTAACTGAGCTTGACTCGTCCCCTATAGAGGAAGTAAGAGCAATACCTGTGACAGATATGTTTTGATCTGTTGCTACTGTCTCTGTTCCAATAGTAAATGTAAGAGAGGTCCCTGAAGGATTTACCTGAGCAATACCAACAGCAGTAAGAGTTCCAGCAGTTGATGTTAAACCAATGCCAGTTACAGATATGATCTGATCAGTCGCAACTGTCTCAGTTCCCAGAGATGACGTGAGGCCATTACCTGTAACAGAAACAGGTGCCTGTTGGTTCCACGCACCACTGTTCCAAGTTTGTCGGCCCCATCCTTGGATAGAGGCCATGTTTTATCTCCTATGCGATTCTTAGAATTGCAGCAGTTGCTTCAGCAGCAGGAAACGTAATTGTAAATGTTCCTGAAGTTGAAGATTTAACAGCACCAAAATCTAATACACAAACAGATGCATTGGTAGTTAAACCAGATACAGTTGAACTATTGTAAATAACAGCAGCTTGTGCTGAAATAGTTGCACTTGTAAATGAAATATCAGAAAAATCACAAACAGCAGTGTCTGTAGATAATGCTGGCGTAACAGATGTTAACGCACCGCCACCTTCAGCATAAGTGCCTGATGCACCCACTTCGTCAGTTTGTTGAAATGCAGTTGTTGATTTACTTAATGTTGCTTCTGAGTCGTATAATGCTAGTTTAAAAGCGTTCCCTGTCGTTGCCGTAAAGTTATGTAGGCCTTTCAGGATCTCCACTTTAAAACTGTTACATACAGCTTGAGTAATTGCCATAATAATCTCCTATGGGTTCCTTGATTCGAGAGGGATACGAATAACGCCGTCCCGAAATTCGTCTCTACGATCACGCCCCATCTCATATGTGGCAAGAGCCTGTACAGACTGATTATACATTTTATCATAGTATTGTATCATATCCGCTGGACCTTTCAAGTATCCAAGTGCTTCTAAAATACAACCATACAATAGCACGTTTGGAGCGTTCTGACTTAACCAAGTTGATGTATTTGTACTTGTTAAACCAGGAGGCTTATACGTGTATGCGAGCTCTACAGTTAATGCAGCGTTCGGGGTTGGCGCTAGATAGTGTGTATCTTGGTCCCAGTCAGCATAATATTTAGGCGTTCCAGCACTTGCAGATGTTCTATCTGGTGCGTATTCATTCATAAACGAAATATCTTTTTGTATCAAGAAAGTTCTGTCATCAGAAGCATCTATTAATTGAATATATCTTGTTGCTTCCCAATCGGCAGGAAGTGGTAAAAAAGCATTATTAACTGTCAACGTGGCTGTATCATATTTTCTATAATAATTTAAATCTACTGTTCTTCTTATCTTATCTTCAACTGATTCTATAAAAGGTTGAATAACAGTGTTGGAGAGCACATTGGTGCTCGTTTCAGTATAAGCTCTTACATTATCAGTTAAATCAGAGTAATCGGTCATGACGTGCTCACTGTAACATTTCCTGTCGAGCTATGCAATAAGGTAGGTTTATTTGGTTGTTGTAGACTTAAAGGCATCATGCTCTTTTGTGTGGAGGCATAAGCTACGCCGTTAGCATAAATATTAGTCACTGACATATTAAGTGTTTGAAAATCATTTACTGTTACCCCATCTTGACCAACAAAAACTCTTGAGTCAGCTATTTGTGCTCTTGCGTGTTGTAAAGATTGTGGATCTGTTACAATCGGTAAAGGTTCTAATTGAGGTTGTTTTGGTTCAAATTCACTTACATGTACCCATGAACCATTCCATTCTTGCACCATTTCATTATAAGGAAATGCCATACCAGATCTATCTGATATGCGTTTAGCAAATCTACCTGACGCATATTTGCCCATTTTTAAACTCCAGGTAAATAAGTTTTAGGTGATAAAAATAAACTTGTTCTTTCACCATCTTGAGCTGCTGCTCGTTGAAACTCATCTTCATAAATTTGTTTTAACATTTGAATTCTATCTGGCGCTTTTTTCATTGCTATGTAATAAGCTAATCCAGCAGTTAGACATGGAAGAAAACGAAAAGGAATCTCATTATTATTTGTGTACGCGCCCGAATCCTTCATCCGAAGAAGAGCGTAATATTTTAGAGTGTACGCTGTATCTGCTGCAGGATATAGATATAGTTTTG